GGGGCCTTTTCTTATTTACGCACCTGGGAGATGCGAACTAGATGGTCGAGGGGGAATCTACGGGACCGACGGGAGCAGAAACGATGCTCGTGAGAATGGACAGACCAAAGGCAAGTGCACCAGTGGTCAGAGTCTTAGACCAGTCGGCCTCCCAGAGGTTGAGTACACCATCGGCCAGGGGCCACACCAGGATCATGGCCTGAGCAAAGCTCTTGATGGCACGATCGAGGGCAGCCCGCCAGAAGGCGCGACCGAAGGTTGACAAGCCAGACGGATTTGATTCAGCCATGATTACCTCGGTGGTTGAAAGTCGGAGTTCGCATCGCAGATAGCGAAAGCATCATCGCGCAGATCGTTAGCTCCTTTGAGCAGTTCGATCTTGATACGCATCTGCCTTACGATCTCCTTCACATCCTGATTAGGATCTTTCTCTGCGGATGTTACCAATGCATCCCACCCTTGACTGTCACGATCATCACGTAGCCGCTCTGCATACGTAACGATTCTACCACGACAGTTCATTGCCTCCATGTCTTGGTTACGCAAGTACATGAGATAGCCCCACAGGACGATAGCTAGAAATGCCATAAAGCCTACAGCGATATTGGCAGTAACTGAAACCTTTCGCAGGCTCTTGTACTGTGCTAGTACTCTAGCTTCCTGTGCACTATCCATCTCGTTTGACCTCACGTTCAAGCATCTCGATCCGGATCTCAGCCCTTGTGGCCTTATCTTCGGCTATTTGAACTCGCCGCTCGAGATGCTCTACACGTTCGTCTCTAATGGCGATTATCGCCTCGAGCCGAGTGATCTGCCGATCCTTCTCGGATATGGAGGATTCGTGTGCTTGTCTTTCACTATTCAAAAGCGATTCCCAATGCGCTTGTTGAGAACCTGCTTGTTCCTGTGTCTTAAGAATGCCGCGAGTCAAAACGCCTAACAGAGTGGCAAAGCCTCCTCCTACTAAAACGCCAACAAGTGCGAGGACGACCTGAGCTTCGCCACTCATAGGGTTCAACCGTCTAGCGTGAAGACAGGCTTCGCAGTGAGCTTGTCGTTCGGGATCAAAGTCTTCGAACGGAACCACTTGCTGTCCTGGAACCCCATGTCAACGATGGTCGGCTCCCAACCCTCGACGGGGTCGTTCTGGTTAGCGACAGCCTCCACATAGCGGAGAGCGTCCAGCAGGTCCTTGTTCTCAGCCGTCAGAAGACGAATCCACGGCTGACCTTCAATGGTCTCCCAGGCAGCGAGTCCAGCCCAAGGATGATCCCAGCCCCCCTCGAGGCCACTGACATCGAAGCCGATGCTCTCGAGCCAGTCACGGTTGTTCTTGGACGTAGCCATAATTACAGTCTTCACGCGCTTTGCCTTCTTTCTGGGCGTTGGTGCAGGCGCTCCTGGGAGCCAGCCGAGCTTCTGAGCTTCGCCTGACATCAGGATACCATTGTGATCACTTGTATCAGCCAGAACGTAACCGATGTCCTGGAACATGCATGAGTATCGGGACACGCGACGATTGGTTCCGTCACCGCAAAGGTAAGAGCCTCCGGAGCCAGATCCATATCCCGACCAGCCAGCTGTCTGCCAGCCACACGGGAATAGGCCCAACTCCCCACAGAGGATCTCCATGGTGTCGTAGGATCCGTAAGGGAGATGAGGACGCTTCGAGTTCCGAGCGAAACCCTTTGCGTAGTCAGCAATCGGTCCACGAAGCTGTTCAGGCGTAGCACCGAAGTCGACTGTCGTTCCAATGATAGGAACATCGTTCGGTACACCGAGCTGATCGGCCCACTTGTTCGCTTCAGGTCCATCGGCAGCTCCACCTGGGAAGCCGCTCAGAACGCGATTAGCTGCCTGCTCCCAAATGAAGAAGACACGCAGACCCACTTGGTGGTAAGAGTCCATCTCAGACTTGCTGAGGTTCCTACCATTAGCAGGATCTCCCAGGTATCGACCTACGCCCAGGTAACCCGCGTTACGGATATTCTGAGCACCAGGTCTACCCCATGAACAGTCTGTGTATGCTGGGAATAGCTTTGCCATATTACCTCCTGGGCAGGTTAAAGGTCAGCCTGTTTGATGACTGACAAGTAGGTATTGCCTTGGCCTAGTGTCATGCCAATGACGCCACCAACATTCTGGAAGTACGCAAGTTCGATATAAGTTCCAGCTCCACACAGTAGATGAAGGGTAATTCCAACAGTAGTATCGAATACACCCCCAGGAGTATTCTCCCATACTGTCTTTATGATGTTACCGTTCACATAAAGGGATACGCCTCGAATACCAAGCGCATTAGCCTGGAACGTAACAGCTCCGTCGATGGCATAGATACCACCAGGAACAGTGAATCGAGAACTGTTCGAAGCTGGGTTATGTATGTTAGCGGTATCGTACTCTTCAACGAAGTTGCCCGAGTTGTCCCAGTTGATAATGGTAACAGCGTTATTGACACAAAGGCCAGCATTGACCAAGAAGCTCTTGGCTGCAGGAGTCTTTGACAACGGAGCACCAATAGCAAATGGTTGCGACCCAGGCTGAGGCGTCATGATCCAAACGAATTCGCCCACCGCGGGCATCATGGATCCCCACCCCACAGGAACAACGTTTGGGAAGGTCGTAGAAGTTCCGATCTTCCTACACGTCAGCTTACCGCCTGTGACAGCAGTTACCTCTACCAGTTCAAGATCAGGCTTACCAGCAACTTCACGATACAGGTCAGTTATCCGTCGTGTCACTGGAGATGTATTGACACTGGGGAGAGCTAGGATAGGCTGACTAGAAGGTACGTCAGAAGGCATCGATCAGGAACCTCTCACGAGTATCACATTCCATTGCACGAGTAGCCGTCAAAGGAATAGTGATATTGTCCAAGCTGTAATACGCATCAAGCTTAGACTTGGCTCGTTTAACCTGGATGATATCGTTAGGCTCAAGACAGGGGTTCACAAGGCTATTGAAGTGAACGTGCTCGGTATGTCCTGCATGTTGATACAGTAGTGATTGTGCGACGATCTCACACTGATCAGACGAAGTGAACATGTTCGAGCTGTAGAAGAACGGAATATCACCCATCGGACCGAAGATCGACAACGGGTGCTCATTGTCTACAATCCCAGCTTCACCTGATACTGGAGTCGTACCATTCGTAGGCTGCGAGTAACAGATGACGTGGTTGTATGTATTATCCGCAGTGAGATCCTTACGGAACGAGAGCGCAGGCATTTGCTGCCCCTCGATCACCTTCCATCTCACATCGTCAGGCCTCGGGTTACCTGCAGGCATCAAACGAAGATCGCACTTACCCTGATAGTTGAAGAACAGGTCAAGGCCAGCATCTCGTGCCCACTTAGTCAGAACTTCCCAAGTATCAGAACCTCTATCAACTACACCCTCAGGGGCAAGGATCCAAGGTCGGATAGTTGTGAAGTCGACAGCGTACTTAACCGGAGGATATCTGTTGTCCAGTACGTTCTTGATTACCTGACCCATAGGTTGACCAGTAGTCACAACGAACGGTTCCTGGAACCTTGATCGAGCAACTGCCAAACTACGGTCGTACAACTTAACAGATATAGAAAGGTCTTCACCCGAATCCAGGATCTCAGCGTCCTTGATCTTGAACGCTCCGAGCTGGATATATTCCTCTGCGCCCAGTGCTGGGACGTAGGCACCTCTGTACAGCCACACCTCGTTACCCGAGAGTGGATGCAACAAGTCCGTCAGCTCGTTAGGCACCAACGTCCCTGTGGGGTCACTGAGCTTTACACTGGCCGTGCGCCTGTGTTTGTTCGTATAATCGACCTTAACATTACCATCCACAATGGCAAGTGTAAAGGTAGGGTTGTCAGCAGTCATGATAACTGCCTTAGTAACAACCTTATGCGTCTCGCGAATGATCTGCTGGAACTGAGAAGAGGAAGGAATCATGTGATTGCCGGCCTATCCACTTCAACAGCCTTAATCGATACGATAGCGTAACCATTTGCAATAGTGTACCTATCGTCATTCCAGTCGAGGAATGCGAGGTATCGTGCAAGTACCTTACCACTAGCAAGCACCCATACAACTTGTTGCGATTCGTAGATGGCACGAAGTGCATCGTATTCTGCTTGGCTAAAGCATTCGACCTTGAGATCGATCTCAGCACCAGATGTACCGTCAGAGACAACTACCTTGCGCGTGCGTCCAAGAGGCATGAACGCTGCAGCATTGGCAGGCTTATGTGCATCCCAGCTACCTGGAAGAAGGCTAAACGCCTTATTCAGAGTAGGATCGAGTACGACCTTAAACCACCAGATATAGTTGCCATCTGTAGTAAGTCCTGAAGCGAGACCAACACCAGACGCAGATGCCACAGGAGAACCTGCAGCAAGTGTAACCGACTTAGCCAGATAGAATCGTGCAGAACCCTGAGGCTCTTCATAGTCGTATCGACGAATGAACCCGAAGCTCTGGAAGGTGTTCGCTCGGTTGATGGTCCAGGTCTTGCCTGTACTATCTACGAACGACGTAACTCCGAAAGACAATCCACGGAAGTCAGGATTAGCAACTGTAGCAGCAGTAGAAGAAAGACCGTTCTTGATTTCAGCATAATAGATTCGGTATGCCGAAGCAAGAGTACCGCTCGTACGGTTAATCTCTACTGTAGAGTTCAACGAGGTTGTAACGCCCGAACCAGTTCCTGCGAAGTTGCTCAGGTTCGTATAAGTAACTGCTGAGGGGCTCGTATCCGAAGAGTCGAGCGAGTAGTAGAAGTCAGCATGCCAGTTGGAAGCTGTAGCATGATTGACCCTAAGCCAGATTGGAGTCTTGTCAGCAGGCCATGGGATAGCGGTCGACGTAGCTGTCTGGAGCGATGCACCGTTCCACCACTGAAACACCATCTGGTTGGATGCATTGATCCAGAACACATACATCGAACCGAACGTAGCATCAGCCTTGCTGACTAGATAGTGACCATTGACAGGTACAGTTCCATCCTTGGCCATACAGACACTGATCTGCTTGTCACCAGTAATACGAAGGGAAGCATGATCAGGCGTAACGATATCATTACCAGCATCAGACCCAGTAAGCAATGCAGTCATCTTGCTGACATTGATACCGCCACGAATGTACTCTTGTACACCCGCATCAGTTAGTTTGTAGATATCAATGTAACTGGGATAGGGTGTAGCTGACCAACTGCCTTGACGTACTTCAACAATGTTCCGCTGATTAGTATTGTCAGAGACAGGGTTGCCAATGAACAGTGGCGTAGAAGGAGGAGTACCATTAACCTGGAAGACAGCAGAGGCGACATAACTAGATGCCATCTCATTGCCTTGGTTAGGTGCATGCCACACCTTAACGTAGGCATAGTAACTGGAGAGGTTATCTAGACCTTGAGGTGTAACAGTTCTGGTGTTAGTAGCACCAGGAACGATCCCACTGTCGTAGGCCTTGACTCCCGCCTTCTCAGGATTGAAGTTAGTCGTGCCTGCAAGGTTGCCCAGGTTGTCCGCAGCGTCATTCTTGACAACGATGACTCGGGACTGTGACTGAACATTACCTTCGGTGTCAGAGTACGTCCATGTGATGGTAGGCGTAGTAGTAAACGTCTGACCAGCAGAAAGATCCTGAGGCTGAACACTAGAGAGCGTAGGAGGCGAATCATAGAAGATTCGCAGGAAGCACTTATGCAGACGGTTCGAGCCAGCTGAGGTAGCAGGTGTATGATAACCGATCAGCATACGAATGCTGGTCAGATCAACCTGGTTCCAGGTTAGCTGATCCCATGCATAGAAGCCGTTGTTGTACTGGAACGTAGGGTTGTACTGAACAACGTAGTCGTTGATCGAAAGGTCATATGGTGATGCGAAGAACCAGGTACCGACATCAGCACCGAGAGGCGTTGCAGCTAGTGCATAAGGATCGGGACCATAAGGTGAGAAGTACGCAGGCTTCGGGAAAGCTTGTACACCAAAGCTGAAGGTATCATTGGGATAAAAGTGCGCTCCACGAGCATGGAGTTCAGCACCAGTAATAACAGCACCAGCAGGGATACCTGCAGGGTTAGCGAACCCAATGATATCGATGCCGTCAATATCACTTGCAGTTTCCTGTTTGACGTAAGTCGCATCGCTACCATCAGACAGAGCTTGCCAACGAGTAGCAGCACCAACTACTGTAGTCAGTAGTGGATAGCCACCGAGGTCAGCATCTGGTTGAATGTCGACAAAGCCCATTAAGGAGCACCTGTGTTAAATCCGGCCCAATCGTCAGCGAGCTGACTAATTGCTGCCTGAATGCTTTCCTGGACAACCTGCCTTGTGTCTTCCGTTGCATTGTCGATATGGAAGACGAACGCCCCTTCAGAGATCGTAATGCCTCCAGATGGCGCACCACCGGTCCCTGTCCTACCATTCCCCACAGGACCGTTAGCACTGGATCCGACCTGAACAGATCCCTGGATAGTTGCGTTGTAACCTTCGAGCTGCTTCTCTACACCCTTCCAGCCTCGATCAAGACCGACACCGAGAGAGTCCATGATCAGGTTACCGTTATCGATCAGGAGCTTCGCATCCTTGGAAGGCGGACCCTTATGATCCGAGATCCAGCCTGCAATGCCTCCGATGAAGTTCTTGACGCTTTCGAAGCCACTCTTCAGGCCTCCAAGGAAGCTCTCCATGATACGCTGACCGACAGCACCCAGGTCGACATGCAGTACATCCGTGATCCTGCCAGGGAAGCCTGTCAGGAAGCTGAACACCTGGTTGACAACATCGTTGATGGAGTTACGGAAGCTGTTCCAAGCATCACGCGTCTTGTTGACAACACCATCCCAGGCGCTGTTGATAACCGCCCAGATAGACTGCATGATGCCCTTGATGAAGTCCCAGATCGTAGTCAGGACACCACTAATGGTTGCCCAAATGATTCCGAGAGCGCCTTCGATGATTGCCCAGATAGCGTTCCAAACGCCCTGCGCAACGTTCTTAATACCATCCCAAACCTTACCCCAGTCGCCCGAGATGAGGCCTGTCACGATCTGGATGATGCCTTGAATAGCTTGAGGATGCCTTCGATGAAGCCCTTGATGGCATTCCAGACCGACTGAATCACGTTCCAGATGGTGGACAAGAGTCCAGCAATCACACTGTAGATAGCGTTCCAGATACCTTCAGTGGATGCAATGATCGTGCCACCGACAGCACTCCAGATGTTCTGGATGACATCCCAGCCCACCTGAATGATGTTCCAAAGCTGTGCCCATCCTTCGGAGAACTTCTGAGTAATAGCATCCCAGAGTTCTTGCAGCGCCTGGATGATCGGACCGATGTGCTCACTCCACCAGGCCTGGAACATGTTCCACTGTTCCAAGACACTTGCGACGAAAGCTTGGATAGCAGGTACTGCGCTGTTGTTGATCCAGTCAGTGAACTGCTGAATCTTCTCTTGGATGAAGCTCCAAGCCTGTAGAGCCAGATCCTTGGCTGCCTGGAACTTCGGACCAATCATATCGTTCAGCAATTGCCAGTTCGAGATAACCAGGTACACTCCGGCTACCAAGAGGGCAAAGCTGGCGATGATTGCAGCGATAACACCAGCAACCACCAGGAGTGGAACTCCAGCGGCTGCGGCAGCACCAGCAAAGATCAGGAACACACCTACTGCAGCAATCACCGCACCAGCAACGATGGCGACGATACCAGCAAGTGCACCGATCTTGACAATCAGATCTTGTGTCTCGGGACTAAGACCTTCCCAGACATTCATCAGCTTGTCGAAAGCCTCAGCAAGGCGCTCGACGAAGGGCATCAAGCGCTCGCCGATATTGACCTTGATGATATCGAATCTGTTGTTCAGTTCCTGAAGTCGAGCAGCTGTGGTATTCGACATGGTGTCATAGGCTTCGCCCATAGCACCAGCGGAGTCTGACATATCACCTGTCAGACTCTTCAACTGCTCGAAGTTCGGAATAGCTAGGTCGAAGAAACGCCTAGCCTGAATCGACCCTGTACCGAAGGTATCTTCGAAGGCCTGCTTGAGCTGAGGACCTGTAAGCTTGCCCCAGCCCTTACCATACACCAGCTGGCTAAGGATATCGTTCATCTGGAGGAAGTTACCAGATGCGTCCTTAGTCTTGACACCAATCTTTTCCAGAGCAGCTGTAGTGTCTGGTTTGGTTAGCAGCTCCATAGCACGAGCTGCTGACGTAGAAGCCATTGCGGTGCTCAAGCCGTTCCGGGTAAGGAAGGCGAGCATGCCTGCCATAGACTCGATCGACTGCCCGGCTGCAACAGCTGCAGGAGTTACTCGACCGATGACTTCTGCGAACTCTCCGTAGGTACCGACACCCTTCCTAACCAACTGGAACTGGATGTCCATAATACGGTTGACTTGATCAACAGGAACCTTGTACGAGTTCATCAGTGCGATGGTAGCTCGTGCAGCATCCTGGATATCAACCTGACCTGCAACAGCTGCCTTCGAGAAGGCCGTCAGAAGAACTTCAGCCTGCTGTGTATTGACATTCATCGAGGAGAAGATGTCATACAGAGAGGTCTGCATCTGATCAAACGGTGCAGGTACTTCTCTTGCAACTCGCTTGGCAATATCGCCAATGTCACTAAGCTTTACACCAACTTGGTCAACCTGCGTAAGAGTCAGAGCACTTTGCCGCTCATACTCTACCGCACCACTAACTGCATCAGCGAAGAACGACTCAGCAGCTGCACCAGCGGCAATGAATCCGATACCTACAGCGGTGAGGCCGACTCCCAACATCTGCATATTCTGCGCAGATGTACGGGAGCCGTCCCCCATCGCACTAAGCATTCGACCGACATCACGGAGTACGCTGTCCGCCTCGTTACGGGCGCGCACCACCAACATGATGTCCCTAGCGCCTAGCGGCATTCGCGTCTCTTTCGCTTCTCTCGGACTTAATCTGCATCACTAGCCCCATGGCCTGTATCAACAGAAAGTCCTGATCTAGAATACCGCCGGCTTGAGGTAGCTGACCAAAAGCCTCACATAGATCAGTTACACGTATGAGCTCCAGGGTGTCGCGCGATACTTTATGATTTCTCATCAGTATCACCGACCGGAGCTCATTGGCTAGTTTCCCTCATCCTCCTCCGTGAAGGGCTTATGCAACTCATCGATCAGTTCACCGATCTCGTTGCCGACCTTAGGATCAAGACGATCGAGGGTACGCCTGTTCGACAGGTCAAGAGGCTTGTCATTCTCATCGGTCAGGTTATGATCGACGATGCAGCGACTGAACTCGTAGGCCGTCACTACCTGATTCTGAAGCTTCATGTCAGCGGTACGGCTCGATGCCTTACCCCGTTGCTTCTTCTCCTCCATCTCGACCTGCATCAGCATGGAGATGTCGCCACGATGAAGCCAATCACCATAAGACATACGCCGAAGTTCGACGTATGCCTCTGGGAGTGACTTGAGTTCGTAGCGCTGAGGTGTGACGTCGACAACAGCTCTGGGCATGCTGTTCTCCTTGTGGTTGTCTACGGAATGGTGAGAGTCGCGGCAGACTTGCAGACGATCTGATACGCCCTAGAAGTCACCGTGTCATACACACCCTGATAAGAAATGTTCGCTCGGATCAGGTCACCCTGACCCTTCAGACCCTCGATCGCGTACGTATCCTTGATCGCGGTCGGCACGTTGAAGTTGACTTCAGCCGAGCTCGCCGTCTGAACACAGTTCAGGTCGATCGCCTGAGCGGTCATAGCCTTGAAGGCGTCGAAGTCGGTACGATCCTGGAAGTCGCGGTTGATCGCGGCAGTGATCTCGCGCTCTCCGTACTTGACGAAGACAGCAGTACGAACGCCACCAACCTGCATACGGAACTGAGGCTCGGCCTTGTCGTCGATGCTCAACTCGAACGAATCAGCATCCGTCGAAGACACGCCTGCGAACTTGAGATCGAACTGGCCCGTAGCAGGAGGAGCGGTCGTGACATAGGTCGGAGTGGGCAGAGACTGCGTGGCCTCACCACGACCCACGATTCCGAACTCGCCAGTGAGAATGCCATCCTCCATAGCGAACTTCATCGAACTAACCACACAGCCGGTGAAGCCGAAGATACCTGCCGTAGTATGTCGAACAACCGTGATCGACATCGTCTTGGCAGGTACAGCTAGAGCGTTTGGCGTGAAGGTGTACGTATAAGGACCAGCACCAGTCTTGACACCAGTGCATCGAGCACACCGAAGAATGCCAGGAAGAGTATCGTGAGTGACCTCAACCTTGATCGAACCAGACACACTCTGGTCGCTAGGTAGCATACCCGACATATCCGCAATACCTCGAAGCGGACGTCGCTGAATCTGCACCTGATCGAACGACAGAGACTCTTCGAGCAGAGGCAAGAAGATGGTAGGAGCGATATACGTTCCGGGAGTGACCTCGGCTTCGATACCGACGAAGCCCTGAGCGCCTACAGCGTAAGCCATTACTTAGTCACCTCCTCGTCCTTGATCTCGATGGTGAGACCCTTGTCCCGATCGAACTTCTGATCGTTGATCGATTCGTAGTTGGCAACCTGCACCTCGTCTACCTCTTTCGAACCCATATTGGGAATGCCTCCCAAGCCAGGAACCTCGAGGATGTAGCCCTCAGGGTACCTGTGGTTCTTCATGTAGACAGTTCCTACAGCAGGAAGGTTGGCATCCTCACGGATCTTGAGATCCAGAATAGGCTTGTCATCCTCATCAACCAGTTCGACACTTGACGTAGCATCTGTGGCAGCTGCTGGCGCAACCGGGTCCGTGTCCTTTGGAACAGACACCACAGGACCGCTACTTTCTTGTTCAGGCATGCATCCTCCTACAGTGGTGCCTGGGATTCGGCTTCCCACGTAATGCGTGCAGCGTACAAGATTGCATTGTTACGCTTCGCATAACCGGGTTGCAGTCTTGTGACCCAGCCCTTGATCAGACGCTG